AAAAAATTTGCATTTCTTACAAATATAATATATACTGTTGGTTAACAACAGGAGAAAATTATGGCCGTAAGAAACTTTAACGAAGCAGAAAAGCAAAAACTTATACAAATTATTTCACAAGGTTCACAAGTGCTAGGTGAGGTCGATGACCTTAAATCTGGTTTGAGAGATACTGTAAAAGCAATCGCAGAAGAACTGGAACTAAAACCAGGTTTAATCAATAAAGCAATAACAGTCGCACACAAAGGCAATTACAAGAATATTGCTGACGATATGGATACATTAGAAAGTATACTGAACACAGCCGGTAAACTTTAGTGTATAACGTAATCAAGGAGTTTTGGATAAACAGTTACCGTTCTGACAAAACAGCATTTTGGTTTGAACTGGTATCTGTAATTTTTACAATTTGTGGAAGTTGCATCTTGACTTTTACATCTCCAAATCCTATAATGAGTGTAGTGTTTCCTTTGTATTGGATAGGATCTAGTACGATGTTATACGCAGGTATAAGACGTAGGCAGATATGGTTGTCTACATTGACAGCATGGTTTACAACAATGAACACTATAGGATTGTATAGAGTTTTTATTTTATGAGGACAAAGACAAAATACATACACGTTAACCAGCACGTGATTAGGGCAAACAAAAAACACAACAAGAACGATCCTTGTATAACAATAAAACAAGGTTCAAAAAATACTTACTGTCATGAAGTTGAAGTACTTGGTCCAAGTAAAATTATATACGGTGGCAATGACAAACCTATATTGTCATGTGGTGCAAGAGTCGTTATCAAAACTGACAGCGAAATTAACATAGTAAAATGAGTTACATAGACGCATTATATAAAAAAGACGAAGACAAAGTATATGTTGTCGAGAGAAATGCCAAAGGTGAAAGAATTTTTGTTGATTATGATGCAAGATATACATTTTACTATCCTGATGCAAGAGGTAAACACAAATCAATAACAGGAGAAACTTTGCAAAAAGTTTCCTGTACCACATCAAAAGAATTCATAAAAGAACAAAGGATTAGGTCAAATAAAAAATTGTATGAGAATGACATTAATCCTGTGTTCAGATGTTTGGAAGAAAACTATCTTGGAAAAGAAACTCCAAAACTAAATGTTGTATTTTTTGACATTGAAGTTGACTTTGATCCAGAACGTGGATATGCAACTACTGATGACCCGTTCATGCCTATTACTGCCATTAGTTGTTATTTGAGTTGGACAGATCAATTAGTAACACTTGCCAAAATTCCAAATGGTATGAATATGGCGACTGCACATACATTGACCGAAAGATTCGATAACACAATGTTGTTCGAGAAAGAAAAAGATATGCTTGATGCATTTCTAACATTAATCGAAGATGGTGATATCATATCTGGTTGGAATTCAGAAGGATATGATATTCCTTATACTGTTGGAAGAATACAAAAAGTATTAAGTTCAGATGACACAAGAAGATTATGTTTCTGGGGCGAAAAGCCAAAGAAAAGAATGTTTGAAAAATACGGCAGAGAACAATTGAGTTATGATTTGATAGGACGAGTGCATTTAGATCTGCTAGAGTTATATAGAAAGTACACATATGAAGAACGTCATAGTTTTAGATTAGATGCAATTGGTGAACACGAACTAGGCGAAAAGAAAACTGTGTATGAAGGGTCATTGGACAACTTATACAAAAATGATTTTGGATTGTTTATAGAATACAACAGGCAGGATACTGCACTATTGGCCAAACTTGAGAAGAAGTTGAAATTCATAGAACTTGCCAATGAGATTGCACACCAAAACACCGTACTATTACAAACAACAATGGGTGCAGTTGCAGTTACAGAACAGGCAATAGTCAACGAAGCACACAGAAGAGGTATGCAAGTACCAGGTAGAAAATTTAGAGACAAAGATGCTGAACCAGTTACGGCGGCAGGTGCTTATGTGGCAACTCCAAAAAAAGGAATACACGACTGGATAGGTTCTATAGATATCAACTCTCTGTATCCATCTGTGATTAGAGCCTTGAATATGGGTCCGGAAACTATCGTAGGACAAATACGTCCTGTAATTACTTCTGCTGAAATAAACAGGGCCAAACACGCAAAGAAATCTTTCGCAATGGCTTGGGAAGGACAGTTTGGTACGTGGGAATATCAAGCAGTAATGAAACAAGACAAGAGCGTAGAAATTATTGTTGATTGGGTAGACGGTACATCTGTTAAAATGTCAGCGGCACAACTTTATGATTTGGTTTTTGAAAGCAACAACCAATGGATATTGAGTGCTAATGGTACACTATTCACATATGAATTTGAAGCGATTATTCCTGGCTTACTCAAACGTTGGTATGCAGAGAGAAAAGAAATGCAACGTAAAATGGCAGACTGTGGAGATAATGAAATCGAAAGAGAGTATTGGGACAAGAGACAATTAGTTAAAAAAATTAATTTGAATAGTTTGTATGGTGCGATTTTGAATCCTGGTTGTAGATTTTTTGATATACGTATAGGACAATCTGTCACACTTACAGGTAGATGTATCACAAAGCATATGGGAGCCAAGGTAAATGAAATTGTTGCAGGCAAATATGACCACGTTGGTGAAAGTATAATATATGGAGATACTGATTCGGTGTATTTTTCAGCAAACAAAACATTGTCTAAAGAAATAGATTCAGGACAGATTGCGTGGAACAAAGAATCAGTTATTGCATTATATGATAAAATTGCTGATGAAATTAATGTTAGTTTTCCTAACTTTATGCAGAAAGCATTCCATTGTCCAAAAACAAGAGGAGAATTAATTAGAGCAGGTAGAGAACTTGTAGCAAGTAGAGGTTTGTTTATAACAAAGAAAAGATATGCAGTGCTCTACTATGACAAGGAAGGAACACGTGTTGATACTACGGGTAAAGAGGGCAAAGTGAAAGCAATGGGTCTTGATTTGAAAAGATCAGACACTCCGGTATTTGTGCAAGATTTTTTAAGTGAGATATTGTATATGGTTTTGACAGGTAAAGACGAAAAAGAAGTGTTAGACAGAATTACAGAATTTAGAAAAGAATTTAAAGCAAGACCGGGTTGGGAAAAAGGATCTCCCAAAAGAGCAAACAATATGACAAAGTATACAGAGGCAGAAGAAAAATCAGGTAAAACAAATATGCCTGGACACGTGAGGGCAAGTATGAATTGGAATAGATGTAAAAGTATGTACAATGATCAATATTCATTACCGATTACTGACGGAGCAAAAGTAATTGTTTGTAAATTAAAAAACAATCCACTCGGTTATACATCGGTTGCATATCCAGTTGATGAATTAAGAATACCACAATGGTTCCAGGAACTTCCATTTGATGACGAATCTATGGAAGAAACGGTGCTTGATGGTAAATTAGAAAACTTGATTGGTGTGTTAGGGTGGGATATCAAATCTACTACTCAAACAAGCACTTTTAATTCACTGTTTGAATTTTAGTGGTAAAATATTATTTTCAATAGACTTAGATCTAAATATAATGTATACTAACAACATTATGAAAGATATCTTACAAGACATAGTCAAACACACGCATGGTTTGGGATTTTTGGATCTTGTCAAAATTACTGGAGACAGTAAAGAAACTGCTATTGATTCAATGGCAGAAGACAGATCAGTAATCTTGCAAGGAACCTTTAAAAATGTACAATCAGAAATGAATGGCCAATTTGGTATGCCTCAGTTGGGTAAATTAGACATCCACTTGAAGTGTCCAGAGTACAAGGATAAAGCAAAAATATCTGTGTTAAAAGGTACTAGGAATGGTGCTGAAGTTCCAACAGGAATTCACTTTGAAAATGAAAAAGGTGATTTCAAGAACGATTACAGATTTATGAATGCTGAGATCATCAACGAAAAACTTAAGACAGTGAAGTTCAAAGGGGTTAAGTGGGACGTTGAGATTGAACCATCAGTAGCAAGTGTACAGAGATTCAACTTTCAATCAGTAGCAAACACAGAACATAATTCTTTTGTCGTTAGAACAGAAGATGGAAACCTGATATTCACATTTGGTGATCAAGCATCACACGGTGGAGAATTTGTTTTTGCATCTGATGTAAAAGGAAATCTAAATAAAGGTTGGAGTTGGCCTGTTGCACAGGTGTTGCAAATACTGAAACTTTCTGATTCAGCAAAAGTAACTTTACATTTCTCTAACGAAGGAGCGATGCAAGTAACAGTTGATTCAGGTTTAGGCAAGTATCAATATATAATCCCGGCTCAGGCGCAGTAATGACAGAAAATAAAAGGCAAGAACATTTAGGAAAATTCAGTAGAGATTATGCTGTGTTCTTGCCTGCTATTTCTAATTTTTATAATACATTCATATCAAAACAAAGAGTCAGCGAAGGTACGCATATTCCAAAAGAACGTATACCAGCAGGATTTGACAGAGGCGTAGAGGGACTTAATTTTATTAATCCGGACGAAGGATATTTCACATATCCAACTGCATTGTATTCGGCAGGACACGCCTGTTTAGATATGAATAAGGTTGCTGACAGAGATAGTATGTGCGTCAACAGAGATAGGAAGTTCAGCACAATAGTAGGTGACTCCGGAGGATATCAATTAGGCAAAGGTATTATCAAATTTGATTGGAAAGATTTTGAGGGTAACAAAGCCAACGAAGTGAGAAGCAATATTTTAAACTGGTTGGAACTTACAGCAGATTGGTCTATGACATTAGACGTACCAAGTTGGGCGGCAGATGATCTAAATAGTCCAAAGACAGGATTAACATCATTTAAAGATTGTCTAGACGGTACTGTGTATAACAACAAATTCTTTCAGAAGAACAGATTAGGACAAACAAAATTTTTAAATGTGCTACAAGGCGACGATTGGGAATCTGCTTGTACTTGGTATGACGCAGTAAAAGATTTTGAATTCGAAGGTTGGGCAATGGGCGGTATCAATATGTGTGATATGGAAGTTATGCTAAAACGCCTAATTATTATGAGAGATGAAAAGAAATTAGATGGAAAAGATTGGATGCACGTACTAGGTACATCACAACTAGATTGGGCCTGCTTTTTAACACAGGTACAAAGACAGGTTAGGAAAAATATTAATGAAAATTTCACAATAAGTTTTGATTCTGCATCTGCTTTTTTATCAACTGCAAACGGATTAGTTTACACACACAATTTATTCACACCAAAGAGATGGTCTTACATAATGGAGAAAGCACCAGATGATAAAAAATTAAAAGGTTCTGACATTCCTTTTCCATTTAAATCAGCGATAGGTGAAAGATTAGAAATGAAAGATATTTGTTGGTACGGTGAAGGTGATCTAAATAAAAACAACAAGGAAGGTAAAACCAGTTGGGACAGTTTCAGTTACACACTGATGATGGCACACAACGTTTACAATCATATTAGAGCAGTGCAGATCGCAAATGACATGAACGACATAGAAAAATTAAAACATCAACCAGATCCCAAGGCCTGGATGAAAGTAAAAAATGCTGATAACACAGACGAGCCAAGCGAATTTGTGCCGAGGAATATACTTTACTTCAATACATTAGTTGAACAAGTGTTTACTAGTGAAACACCAATGGAGATAATTTCCAATGCTAGAGCCTTTTTAGCAGATATCAGAGGCACAAGATGGCAGAGAGCGACAGGTGGCGGTAAAGGCAAAAACAATTTTAGTTCATTATTTGAAGGAGGATAAATGGCTGGTAAAAATAAAAGATTACAAAAATTAAAAGATCATCACGACTATCTAAATAAGAAGGTAGCAGAACTTACCGAAGATAGGAAAACTGACAGAAGTTCGGAAAGTAAAACTATTTTGATGCGTTTGAAAAAAACCAAACTAGCATTAAAAGATGCCATTGCACGAGCAAAAGCAACATTGACAAAATAAAAGTTAGGTATTATAATAAAGGTATGTTAAGAGATTACAATTCAGGAATTAAAGATGATGTAGGTTTGTTTTCTGGTAAAGAAGTAGAACACACTCCTGCATACGGCTTACAAACATTGTTCCTTGCAAGGAATGATTTAACATATGAACAAATAAAAGAATTATGTGTTCAGGTAAATGCAGAAGCAGTTTATTTTGGTGCAAACAGATCTTTCGTTAATAATCTTGCAAATCAAACGATGCACGTAAGTAGATTATTAGATAGTGGATATTTTGTTACTATCGATTATCAGTATTCTATACATAACGAAGTAAAAAAACGTTTTAGTTCTGTTTGGCAACACGAAAGATTTATACCTTTCTGTTCTGTGATATTTGAAAATAGTGAAGAAGATAATAAACTTTGCTTTAAAATAGATGATATCGACTTTAACAAAACAAACAAAGGCGTTTGGACAATGAGTATGGAAGATTTCAAATCTAAATCAGGATTTACAAATTGGAATGAATATAAACAAGATGAACCTATTGAGGAGAAAAACATATGGCAGGTGCCGATGAAAACGCAAACAATGTAATTAATGATATGTATAATGTTTCAGATAATGAAGCACAAAGAGATCAAGCATTAAGAGAGCAGGCCGGTAAGGCAGGAAAGTTAATTTGGGTAACTTTTAGAAAAGAAGGTATCCACAAGTATCCGGCGGCATTGGATGATCCAAAATTAAAAACTGGTGACGAATATGATGTATCATTTTTGGGATATCCACACAGACACATATTCCATTTCAAAGTTGCAATTCAAGTGTTCCATGATGACAGAGACATAGAATTTATACAATTCAAAAGATGGCTAGAGAATATGTACAGCGAAGGCACTTTAAAACTAGATTATAAATCTTGCGAAATGATATCGGATGATTTATTTGTAGAAATAGCAAAAAAGTATCCAGGCAGACACATAGAAATAAATGTGTCAGAAGATGGTGAAAATGGAAGTTACGCAATTTATTCAAAAAAAAACGATCCTAACCAATATATAATATGAAACAAGTTTCAATAAAAGAAAAAAGAGCAACAACTAGGATGGGCTACCTTCCAATCGGGGGCGGAGGTTTGAATGCGTCATACACAACAGTCGATGCCGTTGCGAATATTTGCACGACAGCAGGTAACTTGGGTATGAAGTATGGAAAAGATTTCATTTGGGCATATCAAGGATATGACGATGAAGACGACGAATGTGTGACGTTGATGGTCAAAGAAGAAAAGTATGAAACTTTTTTACATCTAGCATTACAAAATAATCATAGAATAAAACACACCAATAAGGGTGATGTCAAATTAACAAAGGAGGCAATCTAATATATGAAAACGTGGGAAGTAATAGATCA